CATCCCCCGGGACCATCTGAACCAGCACCTACAGGCCGCGCTATGTCCGTTCTGACTGCCGCCATTCGAATCGCGCTCGCTGCGCATATCCAGAGGAAGTGACCATGAAAATCGAAGTGACCCAAGAGCCCATCAACGTCCGTCAGGGCGTCAAGGATGGCAAGCAGTGGACCCGGCGCGAGCAGCCGGCCTACATCCACAACGGCAACGCCTACCCGGCGCGCTTCCTCATCAACCTGGGCGACAACGCGCAGCCGTATCCGCCAGGCCTGTACACGCTCGATCCGCGTTCGTTCTCCGTCGGCCAGTACGGCGATTTGCAGATCGGTCGCACGATCCACCTCGCCCCGGCGAAGTGACCCATGAAGGTCCTCACCTGCACGCAATGGAACGCGGAGACGCAAGCCTGCGAGGCGCAGGAGTGGGCCGACCCGATGCCGTTGGGGTTGCCGCCACTGACCCCGACGGAAGGCGCACAGCTCGGCGCGGCGGTTCTCGTCATGTTCGCGCTTGCGTGGCTTCTTAAGTGGCTCCGTCGTTATCTCAACTCACTGTAAGGAATCAACCAATGACGCTCTCGAAGTTCAGCGGCCTGAAGGCCGCCACCACTGCCGCGCTGACTGCCGGCTCCCTCGTTGCCGCCAATGCCGCGTTCGCGGCTGGTGCCGGTGGCTTCTCGCTCGCCGCTGCGCAGTCGGATGTCCTCGGCTACGTCGCTACGACCGTCGCGTTCATCACCGCTATCGGCATCGCCGTGCTTGGTCTGGTGATGATCGCCAAGGCGGTCAAGTGGGCCCGCAAGGCGGGCTAATCCCCCACCAGCGGAAAGCAGCCGCGTCCTAGCGCGGCCTTTTTCACTCAGGAGGCAACGGTGATCGGATGGGTTGTGTTCTTTCTCATGTGCTGCGCGGGCTGGTTGTTGTTCTCGGACTGAGCGTCGTTGCTCAATCCGCGCACGCGCAGGCGGCTAGTTCCATCACGTATGCCGACGAGGGCGCAGCGTATGCCGGATGTATGGCCGCTTATAACGCTGCCGTTGGCTACATCTCCCCTATGGGCGATTCCGGGTTTAACTCGCAATGGCGCTACGACCCGCACCCGACGCCTTGTGTTCTGTACAAGCCATGGGTTGCAAGTCAGCCCAACACGGCGGGCTTTTGGGCCGTCTGTCGCGCCGTTAGGCACCAGCCCGGTAGTTCACTGGACGGGCAGGTCATTTCTCAGAACGCAAGGTGTCTCCCGCAACCCGGCGCCTACACGCTCTCCGGCGCTGGTCACATGTTTCCGCCTGCCAGCAGTTGCGCATCCCGCCCTCTCGGATACTTCGCCGATCCCGGTGACGATTCCGGCACGGTGTGCAGCAACGGATGCCGCTACACCATCGTGCTTGGCGGTGATTTCGCGAACGAGTATTTCCCCGACGGCGCTACGTGTTCCGCCGGCGAAGCTACACCACAAGACCCGCAGCTTCCCGAGCCTCCCGATGCGGACGGCGATGGCGTCCCCGACGACGATGACGACGCGCCGAACGATCCGAACTGCTCCGTCAACTGCGGCGGGCCTGATGATCCGGATCCGCCCGACGAAGAAGACCCGCCTACGGACGACCGCGACGACGGCGAACAGGTCGCAAACGCTCTCGGGCCCAAGCTGGACAAGATCGAACAGGCGGTGTTGGGTCTTGGCCCCAAGGTTGATTCCGTCCGTCAGGCCGTTGAATCAGCTCGAGCTGACGCTAACGCGGACGCCGATCGCATGGTGTCGGCTATCGATGAGGTCGCCGCGGCTGTTCGTGCTCAGGGTCCCAACGCCCAGGGCGACTCAGGCGAGGACGAACCAGTAGACCTCAGCCCGCTGACGCCCGGCGCCGATGGCGGCCCGCACCCCGGCCTTTCGTCCATCGTCGAGACCGGAGACGGGCAAGCGATGTTGGCGCAGTTGGACACCGACGGTTGGTCTCTGACGCGCAGTTGCCCCGCGTATGCGTGGCCTCTCGCGTTCAATCTCGGATGGGGAACCATCGACATTTCCGAAGCTGTCGAGCTTGTTTGTTCTGCCATGGCGATTCTCGGTTGGGTGATCGGCCTTGCCGGTCTGATTCAAGCCTCTTTCATTCTTAGCCGCGTGGGAGGCGGTAGCTAATGCCTGCAATCCTTGCCGCATTCGTTCCTTTCCTCATGGCCGCTTTGCGGCTCTTCATCGTCGGCAATCTCGTCGGCTTGATCGTTCGCGCGTTCGTCGGCCTCGGCGTCTACTTCTTTGTCATGGAGCCTATCGGGGATCAAATCTCCGCGATGCTCGAGGGCCGTCTCGGTGGTGCGCCGCAAATCGTCATTGCGTGGCTTGGCTACCTTCAGATTGACGTTTACGTTCAAACGATCCTCAGCGCTTACACGATTGTGTGGGCCTCTAACTTCGTCCTTCGCATGAGGCAAACCTAGTGCCTATCACCTGCATCACCGGAACGCCCGGTGCTGGAAAGACGCTTTCCGCGCTTGAGGAACTCTTTAAGGAAGTCGGCATCAGCGTTCGCGGAAAGACTGTCGAACAACTCCGCGAGGAGTTGCAGCAGAAGCAAGACCGCCCGGTGTACGTCTGCAATGTTCGCGGCCTGAAGCCCGGGCTATTCGAGGAAATTGCGGACCCTTTCGGCTGGGAGGATTTGCCCGATGGTTCGTTGATCCTCGTCGATGAGGCATGGGAGTTCTTCGGCAAGCATTTGCGGAACTCCGACGACCCGCGCGTTTTGAACTTCGCCAAGCATCGGCATCGGGGTTTCGATTGGATCATGACCACGCAAGCGCCAAGCCAGCTTGCGCCGTTCCTTCGTGATCTTCTTGGCCGCCATATCCACGTCACGCGCAAGTTCGGCACGCAAACGACCTACCGTTACGAATGGCCGCACGTCCAGGACAACCCGAACAGCCAGACGGCGAAAGGCCACGCTATCGAGCAGATGTGGCGCTATCCGCATGAGGTCTTCGCGCTCTATGAGTCCGCCACGTTGCACACCGTCAAGCGGCGCATTCCTCGGAAAATCATCGTTGCCCTAGTCGTTGCGGCTTTTTCGTTCGTCGCTATCCCGGGCGCCTTCTATTTCCTTTGGGAAGCTCTCGGCGGTTCCGAGGCGCAGGCCACAGTCGCCGCCCAAGCCGCGACAGGGGAGGCGCGCAGCGTAGCGAGCACCGACCCGAGCGGCGACGGCGAAGACATCCTGACGCCCGAGCAATACGCCTACATGCGCTCCCCTCGGATAGCAGCCGACCCGGCTAGCGCGCCGCTGTACGACCGTTTCGAGGTGCAGGATTACCCGCGCATGTTCTGCATGATTTCGGGTGATCAGCGAATCGAGCGTATCTCGTGTCGCTGTCGCACTCAGCAGATGACGCCGATTCTTGTCGAGGATCGCATCTGCATTCACGTCGCACGGAATGGCATGTGGGACCCTCGCTTGAAGCCAGTCGGTCAGACCGCAGGCGATGGCGCGCCCAAGTTCGAAGAGCCCAACCGCCTGGGCGAAATTGGACACGATGCCGGCACAGGTCCCGCTGGTGCGGGCATCGGTATTGATCGGTCAATCCGTACGCCGTACGTGATCCCTGACAAGCAGCCCGATGCCGTCCTCGATACCGGCAACATCAACTAGCCGAGCCATCAGCCTTTTCCCCGCCGAACCCCGCGCCGCTGCGGTCTGTCAGCCAGTACCCACGCAAGGGAGCCGGCCGCACCGCGCCAGCGGGGCCGACGGGGTCCCCGTCACCAGACGGGGCAGGGAGGCCCGACGGCGTAGCCGGAGTGCAGGCGCCCGCAGCAGGTCAGCGGCCCTGTTTGTCTAGTGCTTTCAGCATTTCAGACGCCGAAAGTTCTAGCGCTTTTCCGATTCGGAAAACGATCTTCGGAGACATTCCGCCTCCGTTTTCCCACTTCTGAAGGGCTGTATGTGATACGCGCAGCTTTCGAGCTAGCTGGCGTTGGGACAGTGGGCCGGCCTTGGCCTTGTATAGCTCCAGAAGCGTTTGTGCTGCCATTTGGCAACCCCTGTTGCAATCTGTGCGCCTCATAGCGTAGGGTTCAACCCGGCAACGCGAGTTGCCGCCCGGGGCTAGGCCCCTTGCCGACTTCCCCTAGCCGGCAAGGGTGCCCGGGCTCCCCGACCTAGACGGAGTGTCCTATGCGCCCTCAGCGTGCCGCCGCGACCATCGCGTTTCTCTTCTGCCTGCTTGGCGTTGCCATGCTCGCCGCGCCTTTTTACGAGGCGCTCGCCACCGTCCGCCACTTCGAAGAGCTCTGCGCCTCTACGCCGGGGTGTCTGCCGTGAAAGTTCTGGTCGCTTGCGAGTATTCCGGCGCTGTCCGTGATGCGTTCATCGCTGCCGGTCATGATGCGATTTCGTGTGACCTTCTGCCTTCCGATGCTCCCGGCCCCCACTACCAGGGCGATGTCCGAGACCTTCTTGGTGAGTCGTTCGATTTGATGGTCGCCCATCCCCCGTGCACGCACCTCAGTGTGTCCGGTGCCCGCTGGTTCCACCTCAAGCAGCGCGAGCAGGCGGAAGCTCTCGATTTTGTTCGCGTCCTTCTTTCGGCACCTATTCCGCGTATTGCCCTTGAAAATCCCGTTTCGATCATCGCATCGCACATTCGCCCGCCTGATCAAACCATTCAGCCGTGGCAGTTCGGGCACGGCGAGTGCAAGGCCACGTGTCTGTGGCTGAAGGGCCTTCCTCCGCTTAATCCCACGCGCATTGTCGAAGGTCGAGAGCAACGCATTCACCTTCTTCCGCCTTCGCCGGATCGCTGGAAGCTTCGCAGCGCGACATTTCCCGGCATCGCCCAGGCGATGGCTTCCCAGTGGGGAAATGGCGTGTACCAGCGCGACTTGTTCGAGGCCTGCGCATGAGCCGCTGGCCTGAGTCAAAAGTGATCCCCCCCCATGGTGATGGGGTGGGGATCGCGGGGCGGGGGGGGCTCCCGTGTAGTAACACGGGACGAACCGACCGTAGGGAGGTTCGTCGCCCCCCCCGCCTGTCCTCGGACGGTCAGGCTTTGTCGGGCGCTCTCGTTGACTGGCTCAGTTTCACGATTCGCCCTGAAGGCGAGGCCGCCGAATTCCTCGCGCAAGACCCGCAACATTACGCCTGGGCGCTGGTGTCCCAAGTCTTTGGTGCGTCGAACATTTTTGCCGGCGACGTCGAAAAGCGCGGGCGCAACGGCTACACGCACACCGCGAAAATCACGACCTCCGGCGAGTCGGCCGGCTTCCTCGCCTTCGGTGGCAACGCCGGCACCGTCAACGTTCAGCTTTCCGGCACCGGCTGCGCCGCTGTCGCCTGTTGGTTCCACGTTGCCGCGCAGTTGCAGGAACTGGGCGCGAAGATTACCCGCGTCGACCTCGCGTTCGATGACTACACCGGCGAGCATATCGACCTCCCGCGCTGGGAAACGATGGCCCGCGCCGGCCTCGTCCAAGCGTCGGCAGGGCAGGTGCCGAAATGGCGCGTCTACGAGGGCTCCGATTCGCGTTCCCTGTACGTCGGGACGAAGGGCTCCAAGGAGCTTTGCGTTTACGAAAAGGGAAAAGAGCAGGGCGACAAGGAATCGCCGTGGCTCCGCGCTGAGCTTCGCATCTGGGCGAAAGAGCGCGTTATCCCGTATGCCGTTCTGACTCAGACGCTTTCGTTCCTGCGCGGCGGCTACAACGTCCTGCGCGAGCTTCCCGGCGACGTCTGCGAACGCCTCAAGACCACGGCGCGCAAGGTCGCCGCCAACGCTGTCGCGTGCCTCTCGTGGCTGCGCGCCGCTGTCGGTCCGAGCATCGACACCCTTACGAAAGCACTCGGGCAGCAGCGCGTCGCGCAGCTGCTAAACGATGACATTCGCCGGCCTACGGTCCCCCGGCGATTCAAGGG